CCACTGCCGAGGTAGCCATCAATAGTATATTCTTCTATCATTCTATAATTTTTTTATTGTTATTAATAAACAGGAATAAGAGAGTTTTAATATCTTAAACTACGTCTTGTGTTTTTCACAAAATTAGGATTACTAATGTTTTCCAACATTAAACTCCTACGCTTATTAGAAAGGTCTCTTATTTGATTAATATGTAAACCATAAGTATAGATCAGATCGTAGTCGTCCCACATATGAGTGGTATCTTGATCTTTAAGTTTACTATTAATTTCTTGAGCAATATCATCCACTGTCTCACTCAACTCTATTGAGAATCTAGATGAAGGGTTATATCCTTCAACATAAAAATCTCTCTCAACTATTGGATTATCATTGATATATAAACCAAACTTAAATTGAATGCCACTATAGGTTTTTCCATTAACCGTCTGGTTCGATCTTTTTTTAAGCTTTAGCTTGTCATTAAATGATTTACCGTTGCTACTTTGTAAATCCAATAGATTTTTATAGTAACCAAGGAAATCATATGTTTTTTCACCGAAGTCTATCTTGTGTGATAAATTTCTTCTTGATAATGCTTTCTGTAATCTTACGATAATAGAAAATATGTCTTCTCTGATATCTACCGAATAACGAACAACAGGATTAAAAACATCTGCTGAAAACAGGGTTTCAATTATTGTTTCGTCAGCTTGATATAAACCAAACTTAAACATATTCTCATGTTCTTTATTTTCCATCTTAATATATATTTTTGTTATGCATTCCAAATATACCTTATAATTTTTAAGAAGTCAATTATTTTAAATCAGGTTCTTATCTTTTTTCAAATAATCTTTATACATCTGCTTCTCATTCATTATTACAGGATAAAATGGCTCAATATAATTTGCAAAAGTTCCACCGTAAACCGATAAAAATTCATCCTCTTTCATCAGCTTAATAAGATTCTTTGAATTTCTGTCTTCATCGGATAGTGGCATATCAATTAGTTGTCCTAATTCTTCTTCTGCATCATCATTTAAGAATGGCTCAGAAAGATTCATTAGTTTATGATTTATCTTCAATCTTTCAATACTAGAAAGTAGACTTTCAAATGCTTTTAATGGTTTTTTCTTATTCTCAATTCTTTCCTTGTTAATCTCATCAGCTCTTCTACATATTTCTCTAACAGTAAATTGCTTGAATTTCATCTCAGGAAAATGCTTAAGTAATGTAGTTGACTTAATTCCCTTTATTCCAACTAAATTATCCGAAGTATCACCTTCGATTATTTTAATCGATAATGCATTCTTATAGTGATAATCAAATTCAAAAAAGAAATTGGTTTTATTTATTGGATTTTCAATATTACCGAACTTGATAGTTATATCATATTCAAGTAGTTGAAGAAAATCCCTGTCATTAGTGTATATTGTAATATCTTCATCTTTATTACTCTCCATTACATATGCAGCAATTAAATCATCTGCTTCGATTTCATCCACTTCTATTTGCCTAATAAATAATTCTTCGGCATATGACTGAATACTTTTTCTCTGCTTTAATAAAGACTCTTCTTTATATTGCTCTCTTCTTATCTCAGCTTTGGATAACTCAATTTTACCATACCACTTCTTATTCTTACGATTAGCTTTATAGGCTGGATCAATGACATGTCTATAAAGACCGCCATTTTCTCCATCCCATGCAAGTATCACTTTATTAGATTTAAAGTCTCTTATGAGTTTTCTTAGTGTTGTCATAAAGGAATATAGTCCACCGATATGTCCATAACTATCGGTGTACGTATCCTTAGCTCCATTAAAAGATCGTTTTAATAGATATGATGCATCAACTAATAATGTTCTAGTCCTCACAATTAACTATCCTTTTTCTCTTCTTCAAAATCATCCATTAATTGTTGATTATCAGGTTTTTTTTCATCTTTCAACGACTTAACCTCATCCTCTAAATCATCATGATTGAATTCAGTCTCAGCATCAACAACATATTTATTCTTGATGTCATCTGCAGTGATATTTTCTTCCCTTAAAACATCTCTAAAGAATTTTATATGATCCTTCTTATATTTATCTTTATCAGATGAATCAGTACCAATAAATCCATGTGGTGTTGAAATAAGTTTACCTTCGAATGATATACCACCTAGATCACCATCAATCTGATTCTTCTCTACTCTGATCTTAGTTTCTACACCATAAGATACATCAGAACCACCGAATGTTGCAGCAATCTTCTTAGTACCATGTGATGCAATACCACCATGATGAAATATCAATCTAGCACCGTAAAATAATGCTTCACCACCTTTATGTTTAATGACACCAGCACCCATACTATCAACCCAAATCTTTTGCACACCGACTAAGGTATTAGTATATGGTTTATCTACTTTTCTAGACCTTGGTAATCTACTATTAACTAGATATTTAAATGATTTCTCAAATGCACCAGCGTTCCACATGTTATTATCACTACTATTCTTCTCATGTGCATTGATTGTTTTAATACAATCTAAAGTACCGAATGAATCGACAGCGAATAATAAATCATATGGTAACTCACCTGCATCTTGTAAATCTAAGAAGTGATGAATACACTCTGCCATGTCTTCTATGGCTGCTTCTTGTCTGTTTTTATCATGATTTTTACCAAAGTTTTCTAATAGATAATCATTATCAATATAGATAAAGAATCCATCATCGTCATCACCTAAATCAAATCCCATTTTTTCTAAACGAGATAAACTCAAGTTATTCTCAGTATCAATTATAATAGGTAATACACCTTGTTTTTGTGCACCTACAATCGCTTCTGAAAGTGACGTTGATTTACCTGTATTTGAAAATCCTCTTGTTAATGCAACATAACCCATTGGAAATCCATCTAGTCCTGTTGCTTCCTTAAATGCTGGAGAACATTTCAACCATTTTAATGGTTTATTTGCGATATTCTCGCTATTTGTTTTTTTCTTAAAGTCTGTCAATGAAAAGCTCTTCTTACCTGTTGGCTTTCTTGCAGCTTTGTTTGTTGGAGTTTTAGCCATTATATTTTTATTTATAACTAAATGTTAATGTTAAAAAAAGGTGGAAGATAACTCCCACCTTTATATAGTATTATATTGGTTATTTAGAAAGGAAGATCATCATAATCTTCTTCGGAATCATCACCTGCAGGAACTTGTTGCTCTTGCTGTGTTTCTTTTGGTGGTTCATCTGGAGTATTCTCAACTGGTGCTTGACTAGCTGCAGTCTTTTCTACACCACCACTTAAGTCTACTGCATCGTCATTATACTCACCAACATCTTCTTTTGAAACATTGTTGATATCAACACCATCATAAGACTTTCCAACAACGTCAGAAGCTTTCTCCACTTTTCTTTCAGTAGGTTGAGTTGAACCTAGAGAATTATTCCTATTGTTCATTTTCTCTTGTTTTTCATAATCTCTTGGATCAGGAAAAACCCACTTCTTGTTATTAGAATCTGAATCATCCCAATATGGATCAGTACCCCTAGCAACACGATCTAAAAATTCAGAGTCGGTTAATTCAGGTGCACTTGCAGGTTTAAAAACATCTCTCCATGTTTTGTCATCACTCAACCACTGATTACGAATTAATTCGTCCTCAACTAATGGTGATGAACCTCTTGCCATAATGTTAGATACATCTTTAAATGTTCTGTTAGAACCCGGTATCTGATTATCAACAACACTGATAATTAAATCAGTACCTTTGAAAGGATCAGCAAAATCAACTTGATTTTGCTCTACAAAGTTTTGTAGTGCTGGCATTAATTTATCATAGATACCTTGTTTTTTAAAGTTATGTTTGAATCTCCAAAACTTAACGCCATCACCAGTACTGTTTTTGTCAATACCTTTAACAATATAGAATTTTTTTGCATCGAATCCCATAGCATCCTTATAGATTCTATCGTTTTCTTTTTTAATCTCCAATTGTTGAGCGTTCATATCATCTTTCTTAACTTTAAGAATAGATCGATCTTGCTTTTTAAGCAACTCATCTTTTTTGTCACAAATTGGACATGGAGCAGGAATCATAAATGGTTTACCATCCGCATCCGTTACAACATTACCATTAGCATCAACTTTTGCTACTTCTGGATCGTTGTGTTTTGGACAGTAAATTTTTCTCCATCTTTTTCCCTCTGAAGAATTAGTTTTTACTGCATGAAAAAATGCAGTCTCAACGTGTCTACGACCAGCTTGTGGTGGTAGAATTCTAAATACTTCTTTTTCTTTTCTTGGGGTAAAATACCTAGCGAGGATTTCTTCTTTGCTAAGTTTCTTAGGTTTATCATCGCCTTGAGTTTTGTAGTCAGCGAATAAGGCTTTCGCTGCATCAAGATTACCACCTTGTGGTGCTCCTGAATTCTGATTTGTGTTTTCCATTAATAATTACACTTTATATTTAAACTTCACTTATATTACTCTTCACTTTTTTTGTTATGCTTTACAATACTACGAATTAAATTTTCAATTGTCAATCTTTTTCAACTTTTCACTTAATTTATCTTCACTTTTTTTATTTCACTTCAAATTTCGTGTATATAAATACTGGAAATTATAAAATATACTCGGAAAATAACTGTTATTTTAAATAAAAATTTTAAACTATTTCTGTAGAAGTTACAGTAAAATAAATTGGTTTTTTCACATTGTAAACACCACTATCAGAAATTTTAACTTCTAAATAATAGTCTTGTGGAATTAACCATGAAGTATCTAATAAAAATTCATATCCAGCAATAGTACGATCTAACTTAGTAAATGGAATTACATCTATATGATGATCGACATCTTGTTTAACAAATAATCTATACTCTAAATTTAATGGAAGATTATTGTTTTGATCAGGATATAATTCTCTTACGTCAACAACAACTCTTCTTGTATCACCTGCTTTTATGATTTCACCATTATTAACACCGATTACATTAAAAAAGTAATTGTCAAAATTAACTCTTCTAGATAAATCAAAATTTAGATATTGATCTTCATTTATAAGATAAAATTGTTGCACAACGTCTTTGGTTCTTCCGTTACGAGTCACATTCCAAATATCATTGAAGATTACTTGATCTGGGTATAATTCAGTAGATGTTGAATATGTTACTTTATATACACCACTTCTTACTTCTTGGATACTATCACCACTAATAACAGTAGATTCATTGCCTTGATAGTCATTAATAGTTACACTGTTCACAGTAACATCAACACTATTACCACCAGCATTAGCATATAGATAAAGATCATTTTCTTTATTCATATAGAAATACTCTCTGTCGTCCTCTATAAGGTCTTCAACTATTGTTTCTACATATGGCTCATAAAAAGTAGGAGAGTCCTTCACATGGAACGCTACTGCCTGTCTTTGAAGTGTAGTACCAGACTCAAGATCATCAGTAAATTTAATACCTAATCCGAATGTAGTTCCAGTAAAACCAGTAACACCACTAGCAAATATTCTTGAGTTTATGTAATCGGTAATATCAGTAACGAAATTTTCACTACCATCTTGGAAATCTAAACTATCTAATATTGTCGTGCCACTAGTTACTGCACCTTCTACCGACCACTCGATACTTGTTTTTCTTTCAAACCAGTTTGATGCTTGTTTTGGAATACTTGGGAATTGTTCATCTATATAAACAAAATCATATCCATTACCTTCGTCCCAATCTTCTTCAATATTAAATAACTCTAATGTAAAACTAGCTGCTCTTTGTGTTTCGCAATCAGCATATCTAGAACCAACTAGTTCTGGAATTATTCTTATTGTATTAGTAAGATTTAATTTGTGAGATTTTATTAGATCAGGATTTAATACACCAGAATTTAACTTATCAACTAGGGGTTGTAAGTCAATATCAAAGATAAAACGGCTAACTCGATTTTCTAAAGTCCCGTAAGATATTTCACTTACAGGATTTTGAGAGTTATTTGTTCTATTATCTTCAATTAATGTATTGTTCTTGGAAAAATATGACCTGAATCTACTCATTATATTATTTTAATATAAATACGTTGAACTTAGCTTATTGATGATCCTAAAGCTGCTACTGCTTCTTCCCAAGAATCTTTTCTATCATAGACATCTTCCACACTACCATTTTGATCTAGTTGTACTAATAAATATTTTTCATTACCACTACCCATTGGTTGCTCAACTTTTCTTATTGCAATTTTTTTATCCTCCATTCCTTGAGGAATCCAATTACCTTTACCATCATCGTTGAAGCTTAAATCAATAGTGTTCTCATCCATAGGTGATCTACTTGCAGCTTTGTCTTTTTCTAACCACTTAGCCACTCCTTCTGGATCATTACCATATGCATTACTATTATTTTGTGGAGGGTTTTCTTCATAGTACTTATTTATATACTGCATTTTCTTTTCATACGGCATATAAGTCCAATCTTGTCTAGAAACACCTGCCATTTTTGCCCAAGTATCACCTAATTCCTCTTCATTAATATCGTCTGTCATTTCAGATTCATCACCTAATTTTTTTGGAGAATAGTCATCAACCCAATGTTGCGATGGGTCTAATAAAGCATCAGCAGAATTATCATCTTCTTCTGGTTGTTCAACATCAGCACCAGACTCCATATCAGCTAATTCATCATAGTAGTTAGGAATTTCCATCAAATGATCCATAGCAATTTCCAAAGCTTGTCTTGGGTCATCAGTATGTTCCATTTCTACTTCCATGCCTTTCATGATTTGTCTAGCATCAAATTCATTTGGATCAGCTTCATCAGCAAGACCACCTTCGATTTCTTGGTACTCTTCACTTTCTTTCTGCATTTTTAAATTATCAAAATTTATTTGAGCTTTTGTTTCACCTTG